CTGATACTTGGTACACGTTAGATGAATTTGGTGAGTTTATTGAGGTTAAAGATGACTAAAAAACTATATAGAAAACCTATCTATGGTGGTGATGGTGAGGAAATCGGCTATTACCTTATGGATAATGATGGGTTCGTGGTTGAAGAACACTACTACGAAGATTATGCTTAAAATCTGCCGCTATTAATTAGCGGCTTTTTTGTAGGTGAAATATGGCAGGATCGAAAAAACCTCGTAAAAAATACAATGCCAATGCTGGATTGAAAAATCTAAGCGACAAGGTGTGTAAAAATTCCTTTGTCTTTTCGGTTATAGGATTAGGCAAGGATGGGACAGAATGGGTAAAAAATAACGTACCACAAGATAAAAAAACAACAACGTCACAAGATTTTGATTTAATGCTTAATCGCTCTAGACCTTGGTCGTTTGTGTTTGGTGTGGCTTGTCGAGACCAGTTGGGTCAAGGCTACATTAAATATGAATATCAAGCATTATCTAATCAATTTGCTTTTACAGATAGCGCTATGTCTGATTATGTCAATGGTAACCTTGATGCCATGTTAGATGATGTTAATCAAGACCATGTGCTCTCCCCTTTCTTTCTTGCATCACCAGAAAAGAAAGAATTTTCGGACGACTACATCAGGCGATTGCTGAGATGGAAACGTGTTGAGCAAACATTAAAAACGCCATTTGAGATTAGAAAGCTAAAAGAAAAAGGCCTTGAGGAATTGCGGAAAATTGACCCTATAAAACATTCCGATAAGGGAATATGGACAATCCTCCGTAAACACGGAATCAATGATTTTGCTGATATTAGAGTGGCAGGGTTAACTGCAGTGCAACAAATCAAAGGCATTGGTGAAAAGCGGATTAAACAATTAGCAGACTGTTACATCAAGATAATTAATGAAGATAGTTTATCCGTGCAATTATCCGAATTAAGAGAGTTTGAAAAGCAAATCTATATGCACCAAGAATCAATGATGCGATTAGCAAGAGCGGCGACTGTATGAAAAGGAAAACTATGACACAACCAAATGAAATTAACATCAAAATCCCACTGCATAAATTCCAAACATTAATGCTCTGCTATGTCAGTGAAACACTCAACAAAAATGGGAAATCGGTTTTAATCTGCGTCAAAGATGTCAAAGAATATTGGCTGATATTAAATGGTTACACGAGAGAATGCATTGAGCACAATGTTAAATCTTATGTAAATGATAATGGCTATTTGCTCAAAAGTGATTATTTTAAAGATGACTTAACCGCTTGGAGTGAATTAGCCGACTGGATAAATGAAAACCGCAGTAGCACATCAACAACGGCTACAACAGCAAAACCACTTGTGCCTGTTTTGCCTGTGGTAAATCTTGGTAAGCAAAAATAGAAATTAGTATTTAACAAACCCAATAGGCGTTCCAAGCGAGCGCCTATTGTTTTAATAGAGAAAGGAAATGAAAGAATTTAATTTAGATGCAGCTTTAAATGGTGAGCCTGTGCAGTTACGCAACGGACAAAAAGCGTATGTAGTCGGTCTTAGCAAAGTCGGTACAGAAGATGGCAATAGCTATATTGTTGGGGAGTATGAGCGCAATTTATGTAGTTGGAGCAAAGATGGCAAATACTGGCTAAAACGAGAAAGCGAATGGGATATTGTCGGCATGTGGGAAGAGCCTAAACTAACATCCGAGCAGGTGCTGGAAAAGGCTTATCAGGAAGGCTTGAGAGTTAGATTTGATGACGGATTTGAATATCCCGTTATCGGAAAAGCTAGGGGCGGTAGTTACTTACTTGGCGATGAGCGCAATACATATATCATGTGGTGCGAAGATTTTGGGAAACCAGAAATTTGTCGAGAAGATACCGCGGAACCATCGCCAAAATCCGACACAATCACCGTTACGCTGCCGAAGCCGTTCAAGCCTAAAGACGGTGAGGCGTTTTATTATATCTATGAGTATGGAATAGGTTATGTCAAATCTTATAAAGAAGATGACGATGGAGATGTCGGGTTGGCTAAAAATGCTCAATGCTATCGCACAAAAGAAGATGCTCGAAAATGGCTTGATTTTATGAAGAGTATGATGGAGTAAATATGGATAAATTTATAGATTGGCTAGTCTATGTATTGGCTGGAGTTTCTATCATTGTTATAGCTGGAGCTGGAATAGGATTATTTCTTGGCGTTGCGTGGAAAATTATTCGATTGGTGGTGTGATATGAGCAAATGGATTAAATGCAATGAACATATGCCACCTATGGTAGATGAAACATCAATCCCTGTGCTTGTGTGGGGAGATGGATTTGATACACCAGAGATAGATATCTTTGAGCTATATGAGGGTTGGAGTTGCTGGGGGGTAACCCATTGGCAACCACTACCACAACCACCGGAGGAATAAATTATGCCAAATTGGTGTGTAGGAGATTTAAAAATTAGAGGTGAATTAGCTGATATAACGCATTTTTTAACGGAGTGCATTGAAGGTTGCGAGTGTGACATTGATGAATTGGGCACGTTAGAAATCCAAAACATTAGAGGGCAAGCAATCAAAGGGGCCCGACGTGTTTTTTGCGACAACCCAAATGAAATCATTGAGGGATATGAGTTGGAGAATGGGTATATCGTTGTCATACCAATCTCAGCTGCATGGGTATTAAGTCCGCCTGAAATGATTGAATTAAGCAAAAAATTTAATGTTGATTTTAGGTTTTATGGGTTTGAATGGGGGAATGCATTTAATCAAGAGTTAGAAATCATAAAAGGCGTATTAACTTTAGATAAATGTATCGAATTTAAAAATTACATTTGGGAATGTCCTATGCCTTATCTTGGGGGATAAAACCCATTTACAGCCCATTCAAATCTCCCCTAGCCCCTCTTTACAAAAAGGGGATAAATTAGATGAAGTGGGCTGACTAAAATAAATCGTTATAACCGCTCTTATGGGCGGTTTTTTATTGGAGGAAATATGGAAAATATTATGATTATTCCGGCCAAAACAATGCCTATTGTGACTTATTGTAAAGTATTTGGTTTGACAGCAGAGCAAATCAATATGCGATTAAATCGTGGTATATGGCAGAAAGGAGTTCATGTTTTATCGGTAGATGGTAGCAAGGAGCGTTTCATAGATTTGGAAGAGGTTGATAAATGGGCGCGAAAAAACAAAATCCACGTGGCGTAACGATTCGTAAACATAAAGCAAGTGAAACAATTAATATCACATTTACATTTAAGGGAGTGCGCTGTCGCGAGCCACTCTCTTTACCTGTAACTCAATCAAATATTAATTATGCTGGCCGCTTGCTTGGCGAAATTCAAAACAAAATCGAGCGTAATACTTTTAATTATGCCGACTACTTTCCAACGTCATCTAGATTAAGGATCTTCGGGAAACTTGTGGAAGGCGTAACCATTAAGCATTATCTTGATGAATACATTGAAACAGCTAAAGTTCGCCGGTTATCGCCATCTACTATTGCGGGGTATCAAAAGGTGATTAATGAGCTATCTGATTTTCATAAAGTAGCGGTAAATAGTCTTACGCCAGCAATGATTAAAAACTGGATTAAGCAGCAACGCACAAAAACCAAAACAATACGTAACAAGCTGTCCGTTTTACGTAGCGCGATAGATGAAGCCGTAACAGACGGCATTTTGCAAATTAATCCCGTATCGCAGATCTCAGTAGATCGCTATAAATCAACTAACAAAGCATCGCAAGATGATGAATATGAAGTCGATCCATTTACGCCACAAGAGATTGAATTGATTCTTGATAATTGCCGTTTTGAGCAATGGCGAAACCTTTTCAAGTTTGCTTTACGGACAGGCTTGCGCAGCTCAGAACTATGCGCTTTACGCTGGATCGATATTGATTTTAAGGAGAAAACGGCGCACGTACAAAAAGCTAAAGTTGTAGGAGTAATCAAAGGCACTAAGACAAAATCTGGAACTCGTTTGATTGAGCTTGATGATGTAGCAATAGATGCGCTACAAGATCAACTTAATTTCACTCGAAAAAGTGATTTTGTGTTTAGCGATCCGAAAACAAAAAAACCATGGGCTTCTGCCGATGCAATTCGGAAGAAAGCATGGATTCCAATAATTACTCAAGCTGGAATTCGTTATAGAAACCCCTATCAAACTCGCCACACCTTTGCTACAATGCATATCTCTCAAGGTAAAAACCTATTTTGGCTCGCCAATCAAATGGGGCATAAAGGACCGGAAATGCTGTTCCGTCACTATGGTCGATACCTAAAAGAATACGAAGGGAATACAAGGAAGTAATTCCCCAAAAGATACGCATTTGATCCGCAATTCAATAGTAAACAAA